CTTTTTTAACAATTGAACAACAGGCCACAACAGTAAAGCAATTAGAACGTATGAAAGTACCGTTTGTAGAAATTGGTGGTATATTACATATTGTTGGAAGACAGGCGTATGAGTACGCTCAAATCTTTGCAACAGCTGAATTAAAGAGACCTATGTCTCAAGGATTGCTGAACCCTACAGAACAAAATGCCTTACCGGTTCTTAGACTTATTATTGGCGGATTGCTTGAATCACCGGAAGAAAAAAATGTGGACGAAGTGGTATATTGTATTCCCGGGAGTCCTCTGGATGAAGATAGAGAAACTAATTATCATTCAGATGTTTTAAAGAGTATTATAGAAAGTTTTGGATATAAAGCTCGTGCTATTAATGAAGCAGTTGCTTTAGGTTCTACAGGATTGGAAGACAACCAGTTGACAGGTATAGCTATAAGTATGGGTGCAGGTATGTGTAATATTGCTATTATGTATATGGGAATGAGTGCACTGCAGTTTAGTGTAGCTAAAGGTGGAGATTGGATAGATAATCAAGTATCAGCAGATTGTGGTATACCAAAGGCTAAAGCTCAATTTATAAAAGAGAAGGGGGATTATACAATAGATCCCACATCTTCTGTACAACGTACTAGAGAGCAACAGGCCATAAAGAGTTATTATGAAGCTTTGATCAGATACTTATTATCTAATATTGCAAGTCAATTTGAGTCAAAAGAGATGCCAAATTTTCCTAATGAAGTTCCTATCGTAATAGGCGGAGGCTCTTCTATGGTAAATGGATTTATTGAGGTATTTAAAGAACAGTTCCAACAGAAACAATTTCCATTGAATGTTGGAGACATTAATATAATAGATGAACCACTCACAGCAGTTGCTAGAGGGTGTTTGTTAGATGCGGAACTGGGAGAAAAGTAATGAACGATCTTATAAATTTAGAAGAACCGCTAGAACCCGAAACAATTAAAAGATTTTATCCATTTATGGATGACGTTAGTCGTGAACAAATAATGGTGTTGAAGGTACTTAAAGACACTAGAGCGGCTTACGAAGATATGGATGTATTCGAAAATACTGTATTGGTTCTAAATGGAATTAGTCCAAACATTACTGAGACTGAAGGATCTACACCAGAGTTTATATGGAAGGCCCTTGACATTATCTACCGGATTCATCCGGATGTAGAAATGGCATGGGAGATCTTAATGTATATTAAGTTTATCTGTAATGACCAAGGTTGTTACTTTTATCATCCTAAACTCGGAATAGAAAATAACCCTCTTGAAGAGGTAACCTCACGCTCAGAAGATGGACCTTTCCCTTTAGACGAAGACTTTATTGGAATACAAGCCATGAAATATTTACAAATTGAAGATTACCTGAGAAACGGAGGATGAGCAAATGGCTGTACGACCTTTAGGGGTTAGCGATGTTACCAGTATTGGAGATAGCGTTACTAAATATCCAAACCCATTTTTTGATTTAAGTAAGAATTATGTTCCTAAGAATATAAAAACATTATTTAAATTCTGTAGAACATTTTTTTATACAAACGCATTTCTTAGAAATGTAGTTTCTAAATTAACAGAATACCCTATTACAGATATTTTATATGAGTCTACTATAGACTCTGATACAAGAGATAAATACCAAATTGCCTTTCATAAAAAACTAAAGATTAAAAGCCTCTTGATAGAGATAGGATTAGACTTTTTTACCTATGGTAATTGCTTTGTGTCTACCTATTTAAAACCCAGAAGGTTTTTAAAATGTAAACAATGTAATGCATTAACTCCTATAGAAGTAGTTACTTATAAACTAGTTAAATTTACTTTTAGAGGGATTTGCCCTTCTTGTGAAACTAATAATGTTGAATTTACAATAGAAGATTCATTTGTAAAAACAATAGATAATTTTAGATTAATTCGTTGGGCACCAGAAAATCTAGAAATAGATTTTAATCCTTTGTCGGGAACTTCTAGATATTACTATTCCATACCACAGAAGATTAAAAGTGGAATCATAAAAGGGGATAAAAATATTTTAAAGGAAGTACCAAAGGTATTTCTAGACTCACTTAAGGAAAAGAAAGAGATAGAGATAGATCCTAACAATCTGTATCATTTTAAGAGACCTACTTTGGCAGAAGATGACATGGGTTGGGGAAAACCTATTATTCTACCGGCGCTTAAGGAGATTTATTACCTTCAGACATTGAAGAGGGGCAATGAAGCCATAGCAAACGAACATGTTGTTCCTAAGAAAAGTATCTTTCCAGCCAATACTACATCGTTAGATCCATACACCCAAATGAACCTCGGTAAATGGAAGACACAGATACAAGAACAGCTTTTAAAGTGGAAAACGGATCCTAATCACATTGGTGTGTTTCCTATACCTATCGGCTATCAAGAATTAGGAGGGAATGCTAGATCTTTACTTTTAACTCCAGAAATGAAGTTCATTGAAGAATCTATTATTAACTCGTTAGGGGTACCGCTAGAATTTATAAAAGGAGGAACTTCTTGGACAGGTTCTAGTATATCTTTAAGAATAGTTGAGAACCATTTTTTAACATATAGAGAACTTTTGCTTGATTTTATGAATCACTTTGTCATAGATAAGTTAAACTCTCTATTGAAGTATCCAAAGGTTGAAATTTCATTTAAGAAGTTTAAAATGTCAGACGATGCTTCTGCAAAAGAGCTTGCTATAACTCTGAATGAAGCTGGTAAAATATCTGATCCTAAGCTATTAGATGAGTTTGGATTCCAATACGATGAAGAGGCAGAGGCACTAAAAAAATCTCGCGCTACTTGGTTAGATGAACAGATTAAGCAACAAACAGCACAAGCAGAATCTCAAGGACAGGCTATGGTTATCCAGGCTAGATACCAAACAAGAGCTAGAGTTGCCGCAGCTCAAGAAGAGATTAGACTGCAAGCTGAATTATTTCAAGAAGAGCTTGCTAAAGAAAATATGGGAGTTCCGGAAGATCCTATTAAATTGATAGAACGTATGGCATTAGAATTATTAGCAATGCCTGTAGAGGCACAGGTCATGCAGTTAGAGATTATGTCCCAAAAAATGCCAACTACCTATAATTTAGTTATGCGTAGGATGCAAAGCATGCAGCTACAGCAAGCACAGGACCAAGCAGCTGTTGGATTTTCATTAGAACCTCCAGAAGAAGAAGAAGAGGAGGCGCCACCTGCAAAATCTAAAACTACTAAAGAAAAAACTAAGGGGCAGACCCGTGGTACTCCTTGATATATATCTATGAATGGCATTTTTTTAAATCAAATAAATACTATATTGGACAAAGTAATAATATTATTAGAAGAATAAAAGAAGAGTTACGTTGTGCTGATAATACTAACTCAAAAGAGTATAATTATGCCATTAGTAGAGCAATACGAAAATATCCTAATGAATACTGTGTACGGATAATAGATGAAGTAGAATCAAGAGAAATAGCAGATGAATTAGAAAAAATGTACATAGCTACTCGAAGCTCTTGTGGGAAAGGTGGTTATAACTTAACAAGTGGTGGTACTAGTGGGTTTAAATGCTCAGATGAAGTTAGAAAGAAATTGTCAAAAATTCTGAAAGGAAAACCTAAGCTCTCTAGAAGAAATAAAACAACAAATATTAAATCTAAGAGGCCAGTAATTCGTTTATCATTAGATGGAAAACCTTTAGAACTCTTTGTTTCAATAAATTCTACCGGTTGGCATAATGTTTATAGAGCAAAATCTGTTGCTAGAGTTTGTAATGGCCAAAGAAAAACATATAAAGGATATAAATGGGAGTATTACGACATGGAAAAATACGGAACATATATTGTGTTCAAAAACACTGAGACTGGTGAAATTAAACGTTTGCCGATTGGAACTAAATTAGATGATTTAATTAAGACTGCTGAATTAAGTAATTGGATTGAAATTAATTACGACCCAGAAGAGGAAAAAGGTAATGAGTAGTGTTTATGATCCATTTAGTGATGGAAGGAGAAAGGTAGAAACTTTTCATTTAGAGGATCCGGTTGAAAAGGAAAATTACGAAAATGTCTTAAATAATGTTTTTTGTACAATTGAGAAAGAAGAATTCATGTACTCTGGGCATACAAAAGATCAACCTGTAATAACTGTTTGGTACATTGACGAAAATTAAGATAAAAAAAGGGAAGATTGCTCTTCCCTTTTTCTATGTCATAAGTAGATAACCAGACAAACCAAATTTTAGTTGTTTATGATATACAGTCCATCCATTTTTTTCCGCTATACTTGAATGGAGTTTAGAGAACTCTAAAAATTCTCTTTCCCATTCCTTGTTATTTAAATTTGTAAGCATTCTATATAAAATTTCTTCACATCGTCTTTTTAAAACAATATTTATAGGACCTTTTACAGGACTATATTCTAATGTTTCAAATAATGTACAAAAAAGTCTATCTATAAATGCCCACGTTACTGGGGTATACATAGCGGCAAACCTGTTATCTAGCGACATACCCTTATAGTAATTAATACAGTGTTTTTTGAATACACTATTTGGGAGAAATTCGCTCAACATTAAGTCTAAGGTACACATATAGTCCACAGTATACACAGCCCTACCAAGAGAAATTCTTCTATTTAATCTTTTATTTTCTCTTAATTTTGCTTCTGTACATGGAAACACTGACCCCAATAATCCATTATCTACCATTACCTCTAAAATAGACAATTCTTGTCGTTGACTTAATGTTTGAGTATGTTCTTGTGAAAGCATAAAACCCCCATAAATTATAAGTTAGTCTATCACTATTCTTATACCATTTATAGGGGCAAAAAAATATAATATTACTTTAAAATATCTGTAAAAACCTTCTTTAGAAACTCTACTTTATCAGTCCATAGAAATTCCTTTTTTGCCCTCTCTACACAATCCAAATCTACTAATTTTTCTTCCCCCACTTCTTTCCAAGATTTATATTCCTTTTCAAGAGCTTGTACATACTCCCATATATTTACAATAGGTCTCATATGTCCACTATCCATAGCTTGATTCATAAGTCCAACATTAGGAATTAAATGGCCAGTGTTCCCAAGCATTTCTGGAACTGCGCTATTTTTTGGAGCAATACTTCTCGTCCCGGCCGCCATAGATTCAATAAGACTTAAACCACACCCTTCCCCTAAAGTAGTCGTAAGATTTATATTTGCCGCATTATAAATTTGGTTTACCATCTCATTAGTTATAATTCCAGAATAGATATTCGCAGCATTTACGCTTATAACCTTATTATATACATCCTCATCTGTAAACCCAGCATTAAGTATGTGATTCTGTAAAATATTTGTACGACCTGGACCCATTGGAACTTCATTACTCATCATATGTAGGTACAAATGAACATCTAATTTTGGTTTATCCTGTAGCTCAACTACGTCGTCTGGCCCACACATATTTAGATCACAGTAAGTCTTGAATAGTGGATAAGCATTTCCGCATTTACATAGTTTATATCCTTTAGCAAATAAGTTGTAGGCTCGTAGCGTAAAAGGTATCGCCTTCCTTGGTTGGAATCTATTTACATTAATAGCAGTAAATTTTCCATTCCACCCGAATGAAGTTCTATGGCTTAATATTTCCTTATGTGGTAAAGGTTTATAAGTATCTGTATCTACTCCATGATACAATTTTTTGATACCTTTAACTTGTGGGAATCTTTCTTTGATTATTTTTATAGCCCAATCCGAATAAGTTATTACCGCATCTGCTTGATTAAATACATTTCCCCAAGCCTTAGAGAACGGATTACCATCTACTGGGAAGTATACAACAATCTTTGTTTTAGGGTGAACTTCTCTTCTGACTACGTCTATAATATCAGAAATATGAAATATATCCTGAAACAGGAATATCAAATCTGGGTTTTCTTTCTTTACTAGGTGAATCAGTTTTTTATTTCCTAACATGTCGTCTCTACTAACAGGATATACAAAGTAACGTGATGTGTCGTATTTTTTATCCCCATGGTAATTTATACCAAGAACGGTTACATCATAATCTTCATGCATATCTTTTAGCAAATTGTCTGCTACTTGGCCAAACCCCGTTGGTACCAAAAAGTCACACCAACAGAATAATTTCTTCTTTTCCATATTATCAATTGATTTTTAACGTAAAAAAAATGCTAGTAATTATATGTATATACATACTATAATATAAGCATTTTTCTTGTTAAAATCAAACTTTTTCTTACTAGGCCGCAGCTCTTTTTGCATCTGCCTGGGTATCGGTGTAGTAGTTGAAGAATTTTAACATTATACCTATTGCAAATGAACTAGATGCTATCAATACTTGGAGTACATTTGGGCTACCAAAGTAGCCTAAGTAGCCCAACGGTAGGGCGACAACCAATATGAAGCCCATTAATAACGCATCAAACATACTTGCTTTTTTACACTTAGACAGCAATTCCACTGTCCAAAAAGGTTTTAATCCCATGATGAAAAATGGGATCGCCAAATATAAATTTGGATTCAGCATCTTATTCCTTTCCTTGATTAAGATGAAATAAAAAAATGCGGGTGACGGTACGATATAGTACCGCACACCCTTGCCCAATTTACACTTTATATTGCGGTGAAACGCGGAGCGTTTCAACCAGAATTAACTGCGGTCCGTTGTCCCCCTCGGGAGGTGGGTTGGGGCGAATTTACCCCAGACCTTTATATTGTTATATATCAGATACCTACGGACTGGATCTATACTGCAGATATCCTGCAGGTGTCTCCGGGTCTTGGTACCCTGAGGGGAGACCCCCATGGGAAGATCAAATATAAGGCTTAACCCTGAAAATACGAATTACATTTAAGGTTAACGCCTGAAGAAGGTCCCTTTGAGGTCGCCGTACCCCGCCGGCCGATCGAACTCGAGCTGAGCGCTCGAATCTCGGCGGACGGAGCCGTCGTCTAAACTAGTCTGCCTGGTTGGGCGCCCGCCGGTCGACATATTAATCATAACCCAAAATAAAAGGGAGATTAATGTCCGCCGGAGAATACCTGGCTAGGCCTGTCTGGCTAGTCCGCCGGGTGCACGCCCGGGCCCGCGGGCCCGGAAGGCGGCGCTTGCCCGACGTTGCCTGCAATGGCAATCTTTTCTTTGGTGGTCCTGAGGACAGTGTTGTTTTGGCCGAAGGCCCATCTTTGGAAAGATTGCTAGAATCTATAAGAACGAAACGTTCTTAAAAAAAAGGATTCTGTAAATTGGGTCCTATGAAAAACTTTCTATACTGTGAATAGGATCTCTTTTGTTGAAGGTTTAAACGCGCAAAATCCTGTGGTTTCTTCGAGGGATACACCCTTCGAACAAAGACAATCCTTTGACTTTTGAGGAGGGGGGAGCCCAAGAATAAACCTGTGGTTTTTGTCTGCGTGAAATCGTCAACATAAGATCTCGTATTCATTTTTCTTATACCAAGAAAAACATCTACGGGTACGTTCCGTACCCAAATTGGCGCCTATAGCTAGCTAATCATGACACTTGTTACAATAACTGCAACTTGCGTTGCGAGTTATTTTCCCTGAATCGCAGGGACATGCTTCCTTAAAATTTGCTGATTTGATTTGTTCTACTCGCTTTTTACTAATATTAAAGAATATATCGAATTTATTATTAACTCGAATGGCTCTAAAGTCATCAGCAGTGCCAGTAAAACAAAACTTTACTTTTGGGTTTTGTTTATATTTCTCTATCAAATTATAATTTAATAGGTTGTTCATGTCCAAACTAAACACCAGTGAAGTTAAGTTTTTTAATTTCAGCAATTTAAGTATATCGCTATCAGAATCTGATGTTAAATTTTTTGATATTATAAAATATTTAAAATCTAAATTTGAAATAAATTCAAAATGTCCTGGGATATAGTCACCCGATCCATACATTCTGACAGGCAACTTAGAGAGTCTAGTAAGATCTTTTGCCTTACTACGACTTAGTTTTCTGTATTCTTTGTTTAATGTTTCCGCAAACAGTTTCCCGTTTTCTAAAGACAGTAAATTATTTTGTTTAATTTTAGCAACGTATGCTTTATAGATTCGCTCCATTGTGTTTACATAACAATAGGAACAAAAATTTTTGCAAGTACCTTCTCTAAAGAAGTCTATTGATAAAATGGTTTTACTGTTTCTAGTAAACACATTCAAAATTATTTGCGGTTTATACTATCAATCGTATTTTGACGATACTCCTGCATCATACTCTCTTTGAGTAATTTCATCTATACGATCTAATTTTGCTTCTCTAATCTTGTTACTTATATCTAGGGCTCCAATAATGTCCTTTTGTTTAGTGTACAAAGTTCTACTATTACTTCCCTTCTTCCCTGTTTCTATTTCAATTTTGTAGTAGTTCAAATTTTTCTCTGTGTCCGGTTAGGGAATGTCTCTGGCTAGGTTTTATCTTTTTCTTGGTTTTCTTACTTTTTTTGTTTCTTCTTCTGCTTTCCAGCTTGCCCAAAAAGAAATTACTTGGGTTGTCGCAGCTATAGCAGCGTATCCGATAATGATTCCTAGCTCTTTCATATTTACAATAAGGTTTTCCTCTAGAATTTTAGCAAACTAAAATAGAAATTAACAGCTTCCATTAGAAGCAATTTTGCTTGCTTTTCTACTATTGAGGGTTTTAGTGATCCAAGTAAACGCGATATAAACACTTTATCTTTATAAATTCGATAGTTATACCCAAATTTATATTTGTATTTTCTACCACTATTGGGTAATACAAATTCTTGCTTCAGATATATCCGTGTTACACCATTGTTTCTATTAATGTATAATTTCATTACATATATGCCCTTTAAAGTATGTAAGGGTGTTTCGATAATGTCAAATACATTTCTAAGATCGGTAAACCATGGAAACTTACTATGTAAATATTCTGGTGTTAAACATCCGAATGGTAGAAGCACACTTTTGTGGTCATGGGTATTTAATAAAGTTCTTATTACCCAGTTTGAATAGGAACTCTCTCCAAATTGTAAAGCTGCGTTAATAAACGGTCCCCTTTCGTTGGATTGAGTTGTCGTATCCATTCTATGTAGCCTCTAAGCTTTATGTATTCATCATAAGATAGCTTTTTACCATCCCTTATATAATTATGTAATTGCGCTCGTAGATTTCTCCATTTATATTTTGGTACTCCGAGTATGTCGTTTACAACAACTCCTGTAATTACCTGTCTTCTATGTGGCCTCATTATACGAGTTTTTTTCTCATTTATTTCTAAATCAACGTTATTAATTTCTTTAACAATTAATTTATATATCGCATCCATATTAAAATCTAATTCTTTATGTGACAAAGTAATATCGTCTGCGTACCGAGTATACGTTAATTCGTACTCGTCTGCGATTTCCTGGATATTTTCGTCCGTCTTGTGCATATAAAGATTTGCTAATGCTGGACTTGTTGGGGCTCCCTGTGGGAGTTGTCCCTTATACAGAGTTAGGTCTGCTAACAATTTTATAACTTCTGCACGATCTTCTACACTAGTTTCCAACCATCCGATTGTATTAGCTCTGTGTACTAAATGGTGCCATAATCGCATTATATGGTTTCGTTTAATACTATTGAAGAAGTTAGAGATATCTGTGCTCAGATAAAGTTTGTTATCTAAGTGCCTCCGCGCCCCTTCCTTCGGACTCATTCCAACTCTAAAGCCAACTGCGGCTGGATGTACAGAAAACTTATATAATAGTTTATGTAAAATAAATTTTTGAATTTCTTTCAATTCACCAGATGGAGCATCAATCCATCTAGTCTTCTTACCTACTTTTTTAAGTGGGTACGATAAATATCTTTCTGGAGATTCAATTATCTCCTGAAGCCTTATCGGAGGCTTTTCTGTTAATTCATATATATTCAATGTTTTTAAATGGTTGGAGGGGAACAAAATATCGTTCCCCTCGCCATGGTCATACTTTGCCCATCGAGGCTAGGGAACTAGACCGATGATGGTTATGCGTCGAGTGGCGGCAAGAAGGCCGCTACCCAGAGAACTGTGACGACACGAGACTTCTCCTCACGCATATAACTAAACAACGCTGGCGATTCGCCAGCTAGCTTAATTTTCATTAAGCATATACTATGACCAGTTACATGTAACTTAGTACAAAAATTGTACAATTTATGATTAGGCCAGGCCCCTACAAGGATTAGAAGGCCGGGTATCGAAATTCAGGAAGATTTACATTTTATCCGGAATTTTGTAACGGACGTGCTTTCCTGGGGGTTAACTCTAATCTTATTTCGCCGGGCCAAGGACCGGAGAGATAAGATTTGTGGTACGCCCTGGGAAGGCGACGGCCGTGAGAAATTCAGAAGATAAAAAGTAAAGTTCTCTGAACTTCGTAACCGGCTTACCTGGCCTTAATCATCCATTCATATGTCCTGAAAACATTCAGAACGTACAACGTGGACGAAACGTCCACAGTATTACTAGTGTCTACAATTAGATGGGAGTAACCCACCTTAATGCAACTAAGTTACAAATTCTTATAAATTATTAAAACAGTTTTAATTGCTTCTTTAATGCTTCCACTTTAATTTTTTCTAATGAGATAAATGTGAAAGCATCTTTTACCATACTTTTGGTACACGGCGCTATGTCAGCTGGACTTTGTATTGCCCAAGGATACAGTTTTTTATGATACTCGGCACCGATTTCCATTATTGATATAAAATAAAATCCTACAAACTGTAATATCCCATATGTGTTAAAACGAGATTCTATATTTACTTCTTTAATTAGATTAGAATGGACCGGTATCGTCGTCGAGTGCGCTGTCTTCATCGTCAACAACGAATCCATCGTAATCGTCAATTGGCTCTGCAGCCACTTCTCCAATTCTCCCTCGGAGATATCCATTTTTTTTCTCCATAGCTTCAGGAATCAACGCTGAAGCGAGTAAATTTATAAATTTATCAACAAGGGTGATAATTTGCTTACCCAGTTCTTTTTTTTCCATAAATTTTTTTTACTTGATTAAATATAAAATTATACCTATATTAAGTATAATATCATTTATCTTATACCAAGAAATGGAGAAATAAGTCGAGATGAAAAATATATTTTTACCAACATTCCAAAACAAAATTATTAAGGATGCAACAGTTAAAGCCTTTAGCGATCTATTTCCTATAGAGCATAAGGGGAGGAAAGTGTTGGTATCTAATGTTACTGTGGACGATACTCTAAATGATGAGGATTTTCCACTACAACGAGAAATAAAACTTAATAGACAGACTTGGCATTATCCTATTTATGCAGACGTTGAAATGATAGATTCTGAAAGTGGAAGAGTAATCAGCTCTGCAAAGAAAGTCAAACTAGCTTCTATCCCTAAAGTGACTAATCGGTTTACCACACTAATTGACGGTAATGAATATCAAACAATAAATCAATTACGTCGTAAAGCTGGTGTATATTCACGTATAAAAAAGAATGGTGAATTGGAAAGTGAGTTTAATCTATCTAAAGGAATGAACTTTAAAATGCAGCTGGATCCAGTATCTCAAGCATTTAGTATTACCATAGCTGGAAGAAATTACAAATATAAATTATGGTCTTTATTGAAGATATTAGGAGTTACTGACGATGAAATGACAAAAGTTTGGGGAACCAGGTTACTTAATGTTAATAAGCAAAAATCTATTAACACTGAAGCTTCTGAGATGACCTCGCTGTACAAAGTTATATTCGGTAAGGATGCTAAAGACTATAACGAAGTTATGTCTGGTCTAAGTCAATACTTCAATGAAGAGACTGAAATAAATCCAGAAATAACAAAGATTACTCTTGGAGAAGCTCTAGATAAGGTAAATTCAAAAACTCTACTTAAGGCATCTCAAAAGCTACTTAATATTACTAAAGAAAAGGACGTTCCGGATGAACGTGATAGTCTAATCTTTAAAAAGATATATTCGGTAGATGACTTACTCTTAGAACATTTAAATAAGACTAGTGCGGGAATTGCTGAAAGAATAAAAAGAAATATGGAGCTTAGAGAAAAGGTTAGAGAGATAATCCCTTCAAATACATTCACTAAGCCTATCAGAGATTTCTTTACAACAGGAGATTTAACAGCTACTCCACCACAGACAAACCCTATAACTATGGCTACAGATTGGCGTAAAACTACGCCTATGGGGACCGGTGGTATTCAAAGTAGTCACTCTATCACCATAGAAGCCAGAGATCTTCAACCAACGCATTTAGGATTCTTGGACCCTACAGCTACTCCGGAATCATTAAAGGTAGGGGTAAATGTCGGACTTAGCTCTGAGACAAGTAAAAGAGGAAACGATATTGTAACTCCTACATATAATAGAGAGGGCAAAGTAAAATGGTTAACTCCTTTAGAATTCTATTCAGCTAAAGTGGGATATCCCGATCAATTTAAATTGAAGAAAGGGGTTATTGTGCCGAGTTATGATATTGTAAATGCTATGTACAAAGGAAAGCCGATGAGAGTAAAGGCAAGCGAAATTGCCTATTGGCTTAGATCTCCGAGAGTAATGTTTGCTCATAATACAAATTTGGTTCCATTTTTAGCTAATGTTCAAGGCAACAGAGCTTCTACTGGGGCACGTATGTTAACTCAGGCTTTACCTATAGATGAAAAAGAAGAACCATTGGTACAAACTTGGAGAGATAATTCATCTACTTATGAAAAAAAACTTGGAGGATTTTTGAATCCTCAATTACCATATGGTGAAAAAGATACAATTAGAGAAGGCACTATAACAAAAGTAGATAAAGATTATATCCATGTAGATGTGGATGGAAAATCTGAAAAGATAGGATTATACAAAAATTTTCCACTTAACCAAGATGGTTATTTAGATTCAACTCCAATAGTAAAAGCTGGAGATAAAGTAAAAAGTGGGGAACCCTTAGCAGAGACAAATTATTCAGTAAACAAAGGTACTCTGGCGCTGGGGAAGAACCTTAATGTGGCTTATATGACATATAAAGGATATAATTTTGAAGATGGTGCTGTTATTACGGAAACTGCTGCTAAGAAAATGTCCCATACTATGTTACATAGGGTAAACGATTTCTTTAGTCCAAAGATTTCCATATTTGATATTAAAAAGTTTAAAGCATGGTTTCCCGACATCTTAACTCCGGATAATTCTAAAAAGTTAGATGAAAAAGGATTCCCAAGAATTGGTCAGACTTTTCAACCTGGAGAAGCCGTATTAGTATACCTGAAAGAGAAAGAAATGGATAGTGCTGAAAGGGCACTAAAGAAATTAGATAAATTTACATTTGGCCAATATGATAAGGTAGTGAAGTTGTGGGATGAAGATGAAACTGGGGTAATAACTGATGTTAGAGTTTCTGGACGTAACATCGATATCTACCTAAAATCTACTCATCCTTTTAAAGAAGGGGATAAACTGTCTGGGCGTTACGGTAATAAGTATATTGTTACTAAAATTATACCAGATACTACTGCCCCACATAGAAAAAATGGAACAGCAATAGACGTTATGTTAAATGCCCACGGTGTTCCGGGTCGTATGAATGTAGGGCAACTTCTTGAAACAGCTGCTGGAAAAATAGCAGAAAAAAAAGGTAAACCTTATGTTGTAAAAAATTTTGATAATCCAGATGAAGATATGTCCAAAAAAATACTCGAAGAGCTTAAAGAGGAAGGTATTGAGCCGGATGAAGTTTTATATGATGGTAAGGGTGGAAAAGCTTTTGAGAAGCCTATATTTACTGGTAAACAATACTTCTTAAAATTAAGACACATCGTTAAGAAAAAGATGGGTTCTCATAATTATGGAGTTTATGATATAGATGAGGTTCCAGGAGGTAAAGGAGCACAGTCTACTGGTATCCTTGATACATATACTTATCTAGCTCATGGAGCTAAAGAGAATCTTAGGGAAATGTCAGAGATAAAAGGTAGACGTAATGATGAATATTGGAGAAACCTTCAGTTTGGACTACCTCCAGGAAAACCTAATAGAAGTTTTGTATTTGATAAATTAGATACATACCTAAAAGGTATGGGAGTAAATACAGAGAAAAAGGGAAATAAACTCAGAATCTTTCCATTAACAGATACTGAAATGACTAGAATGAGTAACGGGGAGATTAAAGATCCTGGAGCAGTTCTAGTGGGTAAAAATTTAACTTCTAGGAAAGATGGTATATTTGATAATACTATAACCGGGGGCGCTAGAGGTACTCACTGGTCACATGTAGATTTAGCAATACGTATTCCAAATCCAATGTACGAGGCAACTATTAAAAGAGTTCTTGATCTTTCTGAAAAAGATTATGACGCTATTATATCTGGTACTAAGGAGTTGGATGGGAAAACTGGAATAGATGCTATTGTGGAAAAAGTTAAAACATTAGATGTAAAAAAAGAATTAGAAGGTTTAAGAGATGAATTAAAGATAGCTCCAAAAACAAACGTAAATAAACTTAATACAAAAATTAGGTATTTAGAGGCATTAAACAAGTTAAACATAGAACCTTACGATGCCTACACAACAACCAAAATGCTTTTAATACCACCAATGTTTAGACCAGCATACCCACTCCCATCGGGAGATATAATGGTCAGTCCTATAAACAAGCATTATAAAGACGTAGGTTTGGTAAATAAAGGCTTGAAAGCTGCGTTAGAAAGAGAAGACATACCGGAAGCAGATATCCTAAAAGCCAAAAAAGCTCTTTATAATAGCTATAAAGCTATGCAGGGGTTTACAGATCCTATAAACTTTACAGGTGAAAAGTACAAGGGCTATTTACAAGAAATGGGTGATCTTAAACGTGGACTTATCCATGGTAAGAATTGGTCAAAACGACAAGACATTAGTGCAAGAAGTACAATTACTGTTGAACCTTCTCTTGGTTTAGATGAAGTTGGGATTCCTAAAAAAATGGCTTATAAAATGCTTAAGCCTCTTATAATACGTGAACTTAAAGAATCTGGAATTAAGGCAACTCAGTCTCTTAAGGAGTACGAAGAAGAGTCTCCTTCGGCAATGAAAGCACTGCAAAGGGTATTAGAAGTGAGACCTCTTATACTTAACAGAGCTCCGTCATTACACAAACACGGTGTGCAGGCGTTTAAACCTGTGTTAATGGATGGAAAAACTATACGTCTAAATCCTCTTATTGTAAATGGGTTTAATGCTGATTTTGATGGGGATACCATGTCTGTTATGACTCCCATAAGTAAAGAAGCGGTAGAAGAAGCTAAAGGGATGATGCCAAGCAGAATACTATTTAAACATGGTGGAAACAACTTAGTGCCAAGTTTAGGACAGGACTATGTATTTGGATTACATAGACTTAGTAAAATAGAAGCTAAATCTGATAAGAAGTTTAAGTCTTTTAATGATGCTAAAAAATCTGGTATAAAATGGACAACCAGCTTTGATCTAAATGGAACTAAGGTAACTATTGGTCAGTATATGATTAATGCAGAGCTTCCGGAAACCTTACGTGACTACGAAAGAGAAATGACCGCGAAAGAGACTGAAAGGTTGCTTGAATTACTTGGAAGAAAGTATTCATCTTATTTTAGAGAAGTGATAGATAGTTGGAAAAATTTGGGATCTATGTATGCTTACACTCGTGGAAATACACTGTCATTGACTGATATGTCTATCGATAGAAGCTTTAGGGATTCCCTCTTAAAGAAAGAACTTCCTAAGATTGAGGCTATGAAAACTCCAGAACAAAGAGCTGTTGCTAGAGAAGCTTTAACTGCTAAGATACAAGCAATGCAGGATAAAAAACTATCTGGAACTACTAACAGTTTCTATGAGATGATCGATTCTGGATCTATTTCTAAAGGTAAAGCGGGGAATGTTAGACAAATCTTAACATCTCCTGGAGTTCTAAGAGATACAAAAGGTGTTCCAATAGATGTATTTTTTGATAAAGGTTATGCTGAAGGTATGGGTACCTTTGATTACTTTAACTCTATGTATGGTGTTAGAAAAGGTGTTGTAGATAGAGCTGTAAATACAAGAGAGTCTGGTGCGTTAAATAAGTCTTTATTGAATGTTACTAGAAGAATGTTAATAAGCGAAGAGGACTGTGGTACGATTAAAGGGCTAGTATTTGGAATTGAAGATAAAAATATTCAAGGAAGAGCCGCATTAAAAACCAGAGACGGTGTTGTAAAAAGAAACGAAATAATAACTGGTGAAGTTATAATAAAAGCTAAACAACGTGGAATAAAAAAATTGGAAACTAGAAGCCCGCTAACTTGCGAAACTGTGGACGGGCTTTGCCAGGTATGTTACGGACTTCTTCCTCATGGGGAATTACCACATGTTGGCACAAATGTTGGAATTTTAGATTCTCAGGCTGTCACTGAAAGAGCTACACAACTCACTATGCAGACTTTCCATACCGGAGGAGCGGGTGGAGGAGGCATTACTGCTGGATTCCCTAGGCTAGAACAGATACTTAAAGTACCTGAAAAACTTTCTGGAAAAGCTACATTATCCTCTGTTAGGGGTAATATTAAGAGTATTAAGAGAAATGAAACTGGAGGACACGTAGTAACAGTGGACACTGGTAAAACAGAAAAAGTTTTTATAGTTCCTCCTGGTAGAAAAGTAATTATAAAATCAGGTGCTAAAATCAAGAAAGGGGATCCATTATCTGATGGAATTTTGAAACCTCAGGAATACAGTGAATTTAAAAGCCATTTAGAAGCTCAGAAGTATATGGTTAGAGAAGCTTCTAATGTATATGGTGGTGGGTTTTATGATAAAACTTTTGAAACTATTATAAAAGGAATATCAGATAATGCGGAAGTTACAGAAGCCCCAGATGACAGTGGTTTCCTAAGAGGAGATAAAGCATCAATATCTTATATTTCTAGTATGAATAAACAACGTAAAGCGAAAGGACTTAAACCAATAACATTTAAACCATATTTTAAGACAATTGATTTATCAAATCAAGATGTGGAAGACTGGATGACTGGTATAACAACTAATAGAGTCAAGGCTGGCCTAATTACAGGAGCGTCTAAGGGACTTTACGCTAATTTAAAAGGTAAGGATCCAGTTCCTGCCTATATTTATGGAAATAACTTTGGACGAAATACTAACTACGAAAAGGGAGAGTTTTACTAATGAAAGCACAAAATGTATTTAATAAAATAGCAGGTTTAGGTTTTAAAGGTATAGGAAGGGGTGGTTTTCCTAAAAGTGATATAGAAAGAGTAATGACTCACTATAATGTATCACAAGAAGAAGCTATAAAACTAATTGAATCGGGAAAAGTTAACTTACCCAAGAAAGGGACAAGGGTAGCAGGGAGGTTGAGTTAATGGGTTTCTTTTCAAATTGGTTTAGTGGGGGAAGTGGTAATTCAGGTTCCTCTACTGATGTAAATATTAAAGGACTAGAAATAAATCCTGAACTACAACCCGAAAGTCTACTGGAAGATATGAGTAAAATTTCTGGTACAACTAAATTTCTAGGAGTAGAATCCGGAGGTTCTGGGAAAAAAGGAGCTCCAAAGAAGTGATAGATAAAAATGACAAAGCTGCGGTTGTCTATGAAAAGATAGCCGCATACGGCGCTGACCTTGGTGACTATTGGGACTACTTTAAGAATGTTGGAAGACATAAAAAAGAAGTTTACGAGCATGGAAGGAAATTAGATATTCCTAGATGGACCTTACTAAAACATGATATAGATAAGTATAAGCCAACTCGATTTAAACGTTATGCTGAGTGGTATCATGGGCCTGAAGGGATAACTGGTACGAAAAACCCAGAACTTAAAGCAGAGCGTAGAGCTGAGGCTATGAAACATTTTGTTAGATCACAACATCATGGGTATAAGATGGGAGTTCGCCCAGATGCAGAACATCAATTAGAGACAATTGTGGATTGGTATTCTGCTATGAAGCGAGCTAAGGGATACTCAAAAGGTGGAACTTCCTTTAAAGAATATACTTCTAATGTTATAGCAAAGGATAAAGAAAAATTTAGTCCAGAAGTAAAGAGTTATATAAGAAAAAAATTACGGGAACTATAAAATGAATAAAGCAGAAATAGTATTTAATAAGTATGCATACATGGCAAAAGTTATACCGAAGCAAATGAAACGTACAAGAAACTTTCTTGCAGGGGCTTCAAAAATGGTAAGAAATGAATTAGATTTATTACCAAATGCAAGTTTAGGGAGTACACACCCATATATAGAGGGGGCAGCCATTGGATTAAATAAAGCAAAAAGAACTTTAAGAGCCACTTTAGGTAAAGCGGGTACAGATCCAGATATAGCAGCTGTTGCTGTAGCATCTACCCTTACCGCTCATATAGCTCCTGTTCCTATTACTGAACCTTACGCTTTTATAAAAGCATATATCCCTAAACTTAAAAGAGAACATTATCCAAAATTAAAAAGTGGGGTATTAGGGCTTAAGAAAAGACTTACAAAAAATTAAGGTAAAGAAAGTTAAGGGAAAATAGGACAGACCAATTTGATCTGTCCTTTTTATTCTTATTTTTCTATTTGAGAAACAAAATATGTATAAGCTCCATCTATGTATATTGCATGATATGGAGAATACTTTATTGTAATATTAAAGTATTCATTCAATACAAAATAAATATCTATTAGAATAGAAAATGCGTATTTACCTTGTACATAAAGATCAGTAATATGTTCAAAGCGATTAAAATCATTTAATGATTTAATACCATGATGGTTCAGAAATCCGGCGTGTAATCCACGTCCCGAATTTGATCTACCTCTTTGTGTTGTTCTGAAATGGTCTAAAGCATCATAAAACATTTCTAATGTGTATGGTGGTTCAAATAGCATTGCTATCTCTTCCACTGGAGTTAGCTTTTTTACTAACTGTATTCTTCTTGCCTCTAAAACAGTTTGAGTACCATTTGAGTCAGTTACTAAAAATTTCGGCATCTTATAAATCCTTTCGTTTTAAGTTCATTATTCTTATACCAAATCAAATAAGTAAAAATTATGCCACTATTTGCACATACAGACATATCTATAATAACATATAGACGTTATGAATTTAATACGGAATACTTAGATGGTAAGTTAGAGCTTATTGCTGATGAAGTTCAATGTTGTATAATGTCGCACCATCCAAATAAGAAGTTTGGGTATAACGTTGGAGTTCTGCGGGAAGTTGCAGCAGAACAAGGATGGGAAGAAGTTGAAAGGTTGGGTCATTATAATGAGGATAATCCGGCTAGTATCTTTTATGAGCTTGTGCCAAAAGATAAAGTAGAACTTTACCTTAAGCAACCTAACTTTACCGTGATAGACTTTAAACAAGATAAGCCCACAATAGAGAAGCCGGAGGTAAAGCCTAATGTAATTAAGCTACCTTCAAGTGGGACACCGGAACAACCTAAAACAAACAAACCTACAAAAGTTATTAATAAAATGCCAAGAGTATTAAGAGATCCTAGGCTAGTTAGAGATTCAGAGAAAGCTATTTATAGATATAGAGCGCCGGGGCAACGGTTTAATTCTTAATGTAAAAAAGTAGATATTTAAACTCTACTTTTTCGATTGCTCCATTATTCTTATACCGATTTTAAATGTAAAAAATAGGAAGCCCGCAATAGGGCTCCCTACATTACCTAATGGTACATAGGTATGCAAGTATTTTCTGCCGCTTCATAAGCTGCGCATATAGCACCGAACTTTGTTTCCCCAAGTACTTCTTTTGCTTTGACTATTATATCAGGAGTTTTTATTTCTGGAGCATTAGGCTTTTGTAGTTCCATATACGCAGTTAATGAGTCGAATAATAGTGGAATATTTTCAACAATTACTCCATTCTCCGCAGCTAGTCGCCATACAGTAAGCTGTTTGGGCATTATAAGTATCCCCCCTTAATTAGTGTATAATATAGTATACAGTAACTGAGTGCTAAATGCAAGCACTCTTTATTCTTATACCAATTCTGAAGGTAAAAAAAAGCCAGCGTTACACTGACTTTTTGGTGGTGCTATGAGTATAAAAATTTAAGAATTTTGGTCTAAAAGCCTTGGCCGCTTCATGAGCCGCTATTAAAATAAATCCATACATAGCTGGATCAGTAGTAGAAATACTACCCTCATCTGTTATAAATGATTCTTCTTCATCCAAAACAAAATCAGGATCATATAGTTGATAGATCGCTTGCGCCCTTTCGAAGACCTGCTCAGTCATCGATTCAGCATCTTGATTAATTTCTAGTGTAAACTCAACTTGAGTTGGAGAGTTTAGGCCGGTCCAAATTGCTATTAACGTTCTTCCGGTTATTCCTAACGGCAGCAAATCACCATTCATAGAGATTCTCCTTTCGAGAGTGAAAGTTATCATTTGAACGAACTTACATACTCTGCAATTCGTTCTACGGATTCTCCGCAGTGTACTTCTTTTGGACATTTTACTGTTCCATAACTAAATATAAAACCAGCCGGATGATTAAACCAATAAGGTAACATCCATTTAATTTTATCACCAATGTGAGTAGTCTCCCTCGGACTACGCATTATGCCCATAGTATTTCCTCGTTCATATACTATAAAACGAGCGCCTCTATCAAATAATAGTGTAAATACCTGTTGAGGGACTTTTCCGACAACTAAGGCTGTATGGTTAGGCTTTATCCATCTAATCTTATCATTCCCATTAATAACCATCTTTTTGGCTTTTTGGTAATCCTGATTAGACAACCAGACCCCTCGTATGTAGCTAAACCACACTCTCAGCACTTCTGCATCTTTTCCGGAATGTGCTCTTTGAAAGCCACGAAAAAAGTCTAATATCGTTGGTACATTAAAACTTTTTGGTAGTCCATATTGAGCTTTCCAATCTCCGCTTGAATCATGAGCATCGATAAAGACAGACATTGGCTTAAAAGCTGAATTATATTTTTTACTAATTATAGCAAGTATTTCTGAGAAAGCAGAGGAGGTGTGCCCTTTAATGCCCCGTCCTCCTGCAAATATATCAATAGCTATGTCATTCGCTTCCATATCTTCATTAAACTCAGCAGATACAAAATTTACATTGCTTATATGATATTTTTGATTCGCTAATAAAAATAAGGATACAGCACTCGCTGCATCTAGATCCAAATGTTGGTGTGTAAATATTTTCACAAGTTATTTACCTTTCGTATGATAGTATCGTAGCTATCAGCTAAGTTATTATTGCCAAAAACCCTTACCAATTCAGTAAGGATCCCTTGGCAAGTAATAAAGAGTAAAACTTCACTTCCTTGGTCTTTGCAAAAAGATAGAAGGAAGTTTTTTCGAATCATTTGAAAGAGGAAAGTCTCTTATGAATGCGAATTTCCATCCCTCTTTACCAAGTTTATTAAGTAAAGATAAACGGAATTCCTTGTCTACTGGGACTTCTTTCCATTCCCATGTAGATTTCCCTATTTCTTCCAATATGATTTGTTGTACAGATTTTTCTGTACCTTCTATTCCAATAATACGTATAATTTCTTTTACCGGTAAGGGAGGTTCAGGATCTTTTTTGATAGACATTGTACGAGTGCGGTCAACTTCTTTACTAAGTTCTTTTTTCTTCGCCTTTTCTTCTCGTTTTTTGTCTTTTTCGGCTTCAATCACTTCTGTACCTATTTCCCTTAAGGTCTTTCTTTTTTTGGAGCCTTCTTTAGATTGTAGTTTATCCTCTAAAGTTATTCCGCTCTTTTTTTCTTGGACCGTGAGTCCTGCTTTCTTTTCTTCGTTTGTTAAGCGCGTTCTTCCAATCATTTAAGTGCACTTGATTAATATATCTGCAAGACCCAATTCTACACTGTCCGCAGCCGTCATATAAAAATTCTTTGAACATGACTTTTTCCAGAAGTCCTTTGGCATCTTTGTAAATTGTCCCAATAATGTATAGATTTTATCAGTTAAATTTTCAATGCTTTTGGCTTCTACAACTACGTCTTCTGTGGATCCTGCCATATAACCACTAGCGGAGTGTAACATAACGAATGTATTTTCTGTTATAGTTCGATCCCCTGTAGCTGCGGCCATTATCAGGGCCCCTGCAGACATAACAGCACCTCTAGCTAATATATTAATCGGTATATTAAGTACACCTCTCATTATATCTATCGTGGCTAGGGCGCCGTAGGCATCTCCCCCGAATGAAGTTAATTCCAAAGTTATTGGACCATCGTTTCCTGTTATCGCTTCTATCATTGCCGCTCGTTCTTGGATATAACTGGGAGTCGTTAGGTCTATTTCTCCTTCCAGTGTAATCGTACGAGCAAAAGAGCTAAACCCTTTCTCATATTCTTCGAACATAAGGTCGGCTTTTTCCAAATATTTTTTAGCTTCTTTTAAGTCTTTGGCTTCATTCATTTTATATAGTTACTGATTTTTAATATGTAATGCTTTATCATTTTCCCCTGGTATAAAAGATACGGGCTTTCCCTTGTGTAAAGTTCTATATGCTCCCGGAACTACAACATCTATATTTGTGTAGTGTGCAAGATAGTCCCTCTTATCGTCACCTATTATGAAACCCCAACCTTTCCATGGAATAAAGAATTTTACTATACCTTCCATTATTTACCTTGTGGAAAAATAGGTGTTCCATTAAATCCCGATTTTCCTGGGGTGTAGCCTTCTAATCCATTGACCTTTATTGCAGCATACCCTTTAGTTAATCCTGGGCTTACCCAAGACCATCCATAATCTACTCCTTTATGGATAGCTAACTTATTCATCATTCTAACAAACATACTTCGTTTGCTAACACCCCATGTTAAGTATTCTTTTTTACATACTCCAATTCTTACCCAACCTCGAGTAACATAAGGGAATAAAGGTGTTATTTTTCCGAAGGTTGTTGATCTTTGAATTGCTACTAAAGCTCTGTCTAATATAGACATAGCTACTGGATGGGCTTCAACCGCTGCTGGAGACTCGGAAATTCGTTTCATAGAACCCATGTATGCTGAATAAGTATTTAAGGTAACTCTTTGAATTATTCCAAGTGTACCATCTGTTAAACGGCCTTCAAATCCTTTTTTATTACTTCTAACGTATTCTTTCGTTTTCATTTTTTTGTTTTGATTAATTAAATAACCATATATTCGTAATTCTCGGAAATAACTTTACCATCATTTCTTGAACTACGATGGCATAATCTCTTATTTCTTTTTGAGCATGCTCATGATTACGTAATTCTATAAAATTCATTATGGCCTGGAAACTGGCAGTCCAGTATACCTCCGTGTAAATATTTAAAGGGAGTAGTATACGGGCTTGTTCTTTTGCTACACCTAATCGTATAAGTTCTTTATAGTCCTCTTCAATTCTTTTCATTGAAGATTCAAATAATTTTCTTACTAGATCCTGGTGTTCAACCATTCCTAGGCTTGCTTGTTTATTATTCCCCGATTGTCCTCTCCAGATGCCAGGTACGTAATACTCTTTTACTTCTGTGTAACGACCGCTAATTTCATTCCAAGCATGGTCTTTTGTAGGATATGAACTTGTTGTCTCAATTCCAACAACATGTTTGTACCATTGTCTCATTACAAATTCTGGAGCTTTAATTCGGAACTGTACCATTATGTGTCTAAAGGGTGAATAGTGTTTATTATCTTTTAAATACTTTACAAGGATTTCGTCTTTTTCATCGAAGCTATGTTTCTTTTTTCCAAAAGAAACTCTTGCGGCATTTACTGGAGTTAAATCAGATCCAAGATAATCAATCACTTCAATTTCTCCTTTATCCAGCACTTTCCTCACTTGTAATGACGTTTTTAATTTCATCAGTTACGCCCTCCTCGTAAGTTTTTACAAAGTCATCATTAATTTCTGTCCCACATTTTCTACAAATTAATGAATCTACTGGAATTACTAAGGCTTTTCCGGTATGGGATAGTATAGGGGACATGTAGCGTAGTTTTACAGCAGGGATAAAGAAGGCATTTCCACATTCAGTGCATACCATTTCTTTTGTATTACGTAAATCGATTTTTGGCTGTTGCGGTTGATCGATAGGTTTTTGCATTATTTATGTATGATTTTGCCATCTTTATAGATAGCTAGTGAGTCACCATGAGGACGTACCATTTTAAATATATAATCACGCCATCTATCAAGTTTACCATCTATCATGGATAGTATAACTGGGTGATGTTTGTATCTTAAGGTTTCCTGGTAAAGTGATTTTCTATCAGTAATTCCTTTTTTATGTATTTCAAAAATTGCCTGCTTACAACAAGTCTCGATACTTTTGAAACACTTCTTAATACTTAATATCGTATTCTTAATATCTTCGTGAGCTTCATCTGGGATGTCCTTAAGGTTTGGGAATTCTAACCCGTCTCTTAAATGTTCCCATATAGCAACCTTGCTTAGATTAAATAATATTTTATGTATACGAACATATTCTGGAGATTTTAGTTTTACTTGGAAACCGCCTACAAAGGTTAGTACGTAACCTTCTCTATTTTCCCATTTACCAGTATCAATAGACTCCTTTAATTTTCTTATGGGGATGCTAGTTCCATAACATTCTATTGTTGGGAAAGAATTTTTAGTCCAGGTACTCTGGATTTTACCGGTTTCGTTATTTATAACTCCTAATGCATAAAGATCTCTTATGCCTTTATACTCTACTACGATTTTGTTCTCTGGATGAATTAATTCAAATAGTATAGTATTATTATTATAGGCATAGTCCTTCATGTAATCGTATTTTTCTTTCCAAATTTCTCTTGCCCACTCAGCTTGGTCAGATTCAAAGGAGCCACGGGAAGAAATAATAACTTCATCGTTATACTTTGTCGTTATTATAAGAGACCCATCCATCTTTTCATGAACTTGGTAAGGAGCTGCTGGTATCCGATCCGAATCAATTTCATCATAATTAAAAAACTTTGGAAACGGCCTAGCTATTATATTTCCATATTTATCTAAAATCAAGCCTCTACACATTGTTGTATAGTAATCCCATAACTTTTCAAATTGCACTTCTGGAGTATAGTTATATATCCACAAATCAAGTTTTGGGTGTTTACGTCTTGTGATAAGACCTTCAACTAGATAAGATTTTGGTATATTTAGTATCATGGCATTTTGATAGAGTTCCTAAATTGATCTATTTTATTTTGGAGTTGATCGGTAATGATTATTGTGGAAGTATTTTTCTTAAGTTCTATTTTGACGAATGTAGCCACTTCCTCAATAAAGTCTTCTACTTTTTGTATCAAGCCATACTCTTCTTCAGTTTCTACTACACAACTTAATGGAGATTTTACGTCAAAAGGGTAGCCCATCACTCCAACACATACCTTATATTTCATGCGCCAACATGTTATACATTCTTTATTTACTGTAGCCATTAAAAATTTCCCTCATTTTTATTTATCTGTTGATACATCCAATTCTGGTCTGTTTTTACATGGTTTCTACGAACAAATTTAGCATAACACTTAGCGTGATAGTCAAATTCAATTCTACCTTCTTGTCGCATTACGTATCCTTCTTGTTCTGAGTCTTCAAATACAGACTTTTTAGTATATAATGATCTTACTTTAATTTCATCGTATACTCCTCTGAACAAGACCGGAACTGTCTCAAGTCCTAAGATTTTTGCTACGGTCTCTGTTTCATCCCAACTTAGGCAGGTATTGTATTCATTAAATACAGAGAATAGAAAGAAAGCTGAAGGAAGATTCTGGTATTTTATTGAATGTTTAGCATAAACATTTTCTCCACAAAGTCTCCAACCATTTGGAATTAAATAGCTGATCTGTCCATGAAGGTTATTTACCCATTCTCTAGACATATGGTATCCAGAGTCCAATGACCTGGCATGTATATGATCGCGATACATGTTAGTATTTTCGCCATCTAACTGCTCAGTTATTACCACTCTTTCGTCCTTAAACCACATATCTACGCGCGGCTGTGTTAATGTCCGATCGTTTTCATCTAAACCTCGTGACCAGGGAAAATGCCATATCTTTGGGTACTTTTTGTAAGTATGATTTATAACAATGGCTTTTCCCCACTTATCATAAGTCTTATTTACATCCCAGTATGCTGGCAATATTATTATCATTATGTCAGAAAGTTCTCTAAGCTCACTACAGGTTATTTCACCCTTTTCTGCGAGAATGTGACAAGCACTGCATAATGATACCCCGTTACTTAAGTAGTATCCTCCATCGTCAAATAGGGATCTATCCAATATATGATGTGCATCAACTGCTGGAGTACTGCAGCAAATACACTTGTTATTATCGCGTTTAAATACGGCTCTCTTAAACTCTGGCCGTGATAGTAAAAAATCCATTTTAATTACCTAACTAATTGGTGCAAATATTATAGCTAACTCTCCATTTTCTATAGGACCGTCTGGTATCTCATATACTTCTCCGGAACCTTTAGTTTCTGGCACATATAGTCCAGACCACACATCAGCTAACGGAGAATACCCATTCCCTTCTGGATCGCTTTGTAGTATTACTTTTGATTCTTTTGGAAAAGTTTGTAAGTACTGTATAAGCTCTCCGGCTGTCCCAAGTGCTTTATCCTTCATCTTATTTTGTGGTTCGTCTTGTGGTTCATCATCTTTATTCAATCTATATAAATCTGGAAGATACCCACCCATACCTCTAACATGTTCTATCTCTTCCTCAGTAGCTAGCCTAACTAATCTAAGGTTACGTTTACCGTTTTCTAAAGCTTCTTCTTTAGTTGCGGTATCAATATCTGTATAAGCTCTTATACCGCATCCATAGATATATTCACAATAGAATAGTTTAAATTTTCCCTTCATTAGAACTCCATAAAGCCTTTATCTTGATAGCATGAAAATACAAAAATACCTTCATCTATCCACATACGTCGTACTTGCGGTCTATCGTCAAATACACCAAGTACGTGATATTTTCCTTTAATGTGAAGGTGATATAATTCTTTCTTTATAACAGAGTCTTTACGGTCATCTCCCTTATCTCTCATATATAGGTGATCGTAGTGAACATGATTATCTTCTAACCAAGCTTCTGTTTTATCTCTGTACTTCCCGTCTCTTCCGCTTAAAAGGATAATTTCATTTCCAAGTTCTTTAAGGGACAGATGGTTAATTATACACCAAACTGGTTCATTAATTAAATCTTTATCACATGTTGATGCATCATACGGATTTCTTCCATTTAGCAGGGAAAGAGTTCCGTCTAAGTCAACTATGTAAGCTCCGGAAGAATAACCTTCACAAAATGAATCTCCCCAAACATCTATCCATTGGTATACTGGTTTCTCTGTCCAAATAACTTCTGACTTAGTTTTACCGTGTTTAATCCATTGACTTGCCATTCTTTTTATTACAGCTTCGCCAACACTGTTATCTCTGTTTTTGTCTCTTTTGATGCATTCTGTTGCTGGAGCATCGAATTCTTTAATAAGAACTTCAACAGTCGTGCCGGTAGATTCTTGGAAGGATTTTGCTATTTCTAACATCCGTTCCTGGTGTTTAGGATTAATGTTAGTATCGTCGATAATTACACTTTTTCCCTTATGGAGAGATCGTATAGTTATCTCATCGCGTATACCTTCAATGAAATTTTCATTGGGTTTAGTAAAGACATCCTCGTCTAGCATTTGCCGAAGCATGTCTTTATTTACCCTTTTAAATTTCTCGGGATGTTCCCGGATTTGGGCCTTTGCCCAAGTTATTTACCGGATGCCGGTAAACCTTTAAGTACAAATATTTGTATCATAAAATTCCTTATGAATTTTTATTAATAGCTTATTTATTTTAGTTAAATCTGGATTATGTGGTAATATAGAATTCTCATACACTTCTTCTAAGTCTTTGTCTAATGCGTATACATATTCATAAAACTCCTCAGCATGTAAAAACCCAAGACCGTTTCTGATATTCTTTATAAAAGTAAGATCATCATTCTGCATCCTAACAGTTAACGTCCCTTTTTCTAAAAGTTCATTACCATTGATCATAAGCCTACAGGTATGTCCTGCAAATTTTGAATCATATGGATCCTTTACAGATCCTGCTAAATACTTTTGTCTAAGGGTTCCGTGGGTAGTCTTATTCTTACAACGTTTAAGTTGTGCCATGGCGTAACCAGAGTATGTGTGTTTCACCTTTGTTGAAAGGAATATCTCTTTATTTTCAATATAATGATCAAACAAAGGATGAATATAAATAATACAATCTCTTGGTAGGTATAGTAACTCTAAAATATTAGGGTTAGCATTCTTTGCTAAATATGTAAACTTTCTAAGGGAATGTAAAATTGTGTCCCCTTCCCCTGTATAAGATTCTCTCTTATTTAGACCAAAGACCTCTTCCGGAGTATTGATAAAAATTCCTCTTAGATCGTAATCAGAATCTTCATTATGAATACCATATGCCCTTGATCCAGTAACTGCCAAAAATAATAAACCAGGCTCATCTCTAATTATACGTTGAGCCTGGTTGTCTACAGCTTCTGGTAAATACATTTTACTTTACCGGTTAAGTATTTGTCATTAGCATTCTTTGGGCTTTTTTCCATTCTGGAGAAAAAGGTTCTCCATACAAGGGAACGCCAGCCTTTTCGCGGAAAGTGTTAATTCTTTTAACTCGTTCAAGGTGAGCATCTTGCGCTTGTGCGACAAGGCTCTCTTTAATTCCAGGAGAGTCTTCCCATACTACAGAAAAGGAAGCTTGCCTTGCATAGATTGCGCGCCGGTAGGATACTTTTCTTCCTTCGCTCCGACAGAAAGAGTCTTTACTGCTGCGAAGTGATACTCCATAATAAAGCTCACAATTTCCGTTTCCAGGTTCAGTTACAGAAATCTGACAAAGAGTGATTCCAGAGATTTTTTGAGGAAGTTGAATACCGAGATGCTTTAACCACATCAGGGTACGCCTAAATTCGGAAATTTTGGAAACTCTGAATTGTCTTGGAATTGGTTGATTCAATTTTTCAAGAAAATCAATTGTCCCTTCAGCTTCCGAAACGTCTATATCCTCACGATAGTGGCGAAAAGAGGTTGCGATCCTCTGATTGCCTTCTTTAGTAATTTCCATGATATAATACCTCATGTTATATTAAACATAAAAAGGCCGTCAAGCGAACCTGACGACCTTTTGTGAATTCTTTAATTCCAACTCTTCTTAGCCAATTGCCAATTCGACTGGTTTTCTGTCGTCTGGAATTGATGTGCTGATAGATAGAATTCCGTCTACATACGTGATGTTTGTGGATTCTGCGTCCATCGTTAAGAAGCGTTTGTGGTCTTTTTCTCGCTTGTTCAATTGAAATTCGAAACCTTGAGCATACAAGTTAAAAGGGATTCCCTCTTTTCTGTCTGCACGTACTACAATTTTTCCACCTTGTACGGTGACTTTAATGTCTTCCTTGTCGTATCCTGGAACTACGGCAATAATGTCAATTGAATCGCCTTCGTTATTGAAGGTACGAAATGCTGGAGCTGGATATGAAACTTGTTCTTGTTGTGTAATTTCAAATTGGTCTGTCATTGTTTCTTTTAACCTCGGTTAACGTTAGTTGTTTTGATCTACATCTGTTTGGTCTACAATTGTAAATCCTGAAGGAGCTTTTCCATTTACTATGCTCTTCCAGTATAGTCTTAAATGGTCTGGCACGTCATTATTACGGTCTAATAAAATACGTGCTTCTTCTTGAAGCATCTGGAATACTTCTGGAGTGAGTGATATATGACCAGTCGGTAGCTCAGAATTTAATGCATGCTTAATTCTTAGCATTGCTGGAAAAAACGCATCACTTCCAGAAAACTTTTCAATAAGATTCCATAGGACTGGACCTATTGGGCTCTTATCTGCTTGATACTTGGTGGTATTTGAGATGGCTACTATTGTTCCGTATGCAGCAATTGCTAACATTTCCTGTTTATTTAAACCGGGGTCTGTGTTTACAATCTCTGCTAAGAACTTCTGTAACCCATCAAAAGTTAAACTGCTCGCTCTATTAAAAAGTTCCATTAGCCACCCAATCGACTTAAAGATGAATATATAGCGGTTCTATCTCATCTAGCCATACTTCTGGTATTTGTATTTGTCCGAACATGAAGAGGTCTTTTACTGTATCATACCTTATAGCGATCATTGTATCCTCAAACTGTATTAATCTATTCAAGTATGATACCCGTAGGCCCCCTCTAGACATTGCAAATTTTTCAGAATCTCCAGAAATGTCTTCACGAGATAGTAATCTCGCTACATATAATTTATTATTTTCGTACATTACGTTAATTCAACTCCACGATGTAGTTAACAGTACACTGCTGTTCTTTATAAACAATATACTCATTATTATATAGATCAATCCCACCTTCGGCATATAGTGAGTCATACTCCCCTTTTTGCCTTATGGAATCGTAATTGTATCTTGTCATTTCCCAAGAATGTTTTCGTACACGGTAAGGGTTTCCAAGATGGACTTTAAATAGTGACATGTAGCCAATATTTGCACTCCCTCTTGCCCAGTAACTTCCTCGTAAAGACGTATAACCAAGGGACTTCTTTGCCTTATCAGCGAAGTACAACCCGTAGCCAAACATCTTACCAGTTACTACTGCATTAGTCGGTCTTAGTACTAAGCCACCGCCTAGGATAGACCACCAATTTTCATTACGACTACCATGCCAAAATAGTTGAGAATGTGTGTTAGACGCCTTCTTTAAATACCCATCAAAGGTCTTCTGTGTCCGATTATTTAGTACTTTGAAGCTCTGTCTATACCTGGAACCTTGGTCTCCAAGAAGTTCTATTATTTCATCTTCTTCTATTTGTGATACCCTTTCCATGGTAAGCCCAGCCACCTCAAGTATAGAAATTTCATCTAAGTCTTCGATCTTATCGGATTGTTCCGCTAAACTGACTTGACCCCGCATAACATCCAAAGTATCTTGTTCGCTGGAAATAATGGAACTAGATTTGTCTCCAGGTTCAATAATTCCTGATACGTTTTTTGATAATAGATGGGCACCTACAGATTGCATTTTTCTTGGGATTACAGTGAATAGCATTTCTAGTTGCTCATTAAATTCGTCCACGTCAGATAAACTCTGTAAGGAGTTTAGTATTTTCTGGGCTTCATCAATTTGTTTTTGAGTAACTGCGTCTGCACTTACTGTATAATTATCTTTAATGGAGTGATTAGCGTATTGTTGCAGGGTGGTTACTATAGCAGCTATATCTGTGTCGGAGATATTTTTGTATTCTCTAACTGTTTTCTCAGCCATAGCTAGTTCTGTAACGTCTTTGTATCCCTTACGAAGTTTAGAATTAAATACTGTATTCCATTTTTTTATTGGATATGTTGTATGCTGGGGATCATATCCGACTCTTCCCCACTTAGCGGTGAAGGTGTCTCCACCTTCGATCATCTCGTAATATTTATTGTTATTTGCATCTCCGCTAATCTTAATCAGTTTTAAATGTCTCAATTATACGTTCTGATTTTTTGATCTGTAAAGACTCCATCTAAAAGCATATTGTTGATTGGAATAAAAAGAGGCTGAGGGAATTCATGTGGACGAAACCACTCCCACTCTTCACATTTATTCGGTTCTTTCACTTCGGCTTTTCCAGAGACATGTATAGCTATCATAAATATTGTCACATAGTGTTTATTTTCGTTTTTAAACAAATCATTTGTTGCTGCAAAAAAAATCTAAGTTACTTATTCGCAACCCAGTTTCTTCCTTTGTTTCTCTAACTGCGCAGTCTTCCCAAGATTCATTAAATTCTAAATGCCCTCCCGGGAAACACCATGTGCCGTCTCCATGGGATCCTTTTCTTTTTCCTAGTAGGATTTTGCTATCTTTATTTAAAATAATTATAGCTAACCCCACTCTTGGTATTTTTTTCATATTAAGTATAAAACGTTTCCTCTTAATAATTATAAATGTAAAAATATGTTTTCGGCGGGCGGGGGTCTTAGCATAGAAAGTATGAATTGATTGAGCATCTGACGAGACAAGAAGTTTAGCAGTCTCTACAGTAGCACACGTTGATTCATTATTCTCTGACCATATTTCATATTTTACTTTTTTCATAACTAAAAATGGAGACGCCGGGAGTCGAACCCGGGTCCTAGATCAGATTTCTGTAAAAAGGTCTTTTACAAGGTTAGTTGATTATGCTCTAATATACGGGCTCAATCAACAAAGCCCTGCCTAGTTTCGCGCGTATAGGGCTACCGCTTCTGTTTAGGTTATCATAAAGCGGTCCAAACCCTCGGTGTTTATGTCTGTCCGAGTGAAGACTACTTCTATTCTCTGTTGCATTAAACATCAGCCAGCGTTACTGGCGCCTTATATCCTTACCGTCTTAGCTTACGCCGCGACGGCGATTCTATAATTATCATTTGTGTTTTGTCCTTGGTCTCTTTACCCTCTGTCCCAGTCGAAATCCTGTCGTCCCCAAAAATCTTAATCTAAATAAACAACGCGTATTTTATGTAAAAAGCCGCATCATCATAGATCTTATACCAAAATATTTTACTACGAGATGAAAGAGCCATTAGGTTCTTCCACTAAGTCATCTATAAAGGTGGTACATGGGAGATGTCTTGGAATGCTTGGAGAATCTTTAGCTACCATTCCACCATCAGTTAGCATTTCCCCAGGAACCCCCATAGAAGCTGAAACTTCTTTTGCAACTTTGGAAAAACCAGAAATACAAGTATCACGTAGAGATGGCATTGATGGCCTTGAAATGAACCTCAGGTCTTCTCTTTCTCCTTCTCGTAGATTTAGCTTGAATCCCTTATCCTCTAGTGGGTTTTCTTTGAACCCCGCGTTTTTTTTGAACCCCATATCCTCTCGCAGCTCCTCTTTGGTTTCTATACCAAATATTGTTTTATAAGCTATTTTCTTTTTAATATCTTGTCGTCTTCTTCTTTCTTTATCTACGACATGTTTGACACTGTGTCTCATTTCCCACACATTTTTCATACTATCATCTATATTATCATTGATCATTACTTACTTTCCTCATTAATTGTAAAAGGCCAGGGTGGGATTTGAACCCACAGATTACGGATTTGCAGTCCGCACCCTTAGCCGTTCGGGAACCTGGCCATCTAACTTGACCTGTTGATGGGTCTTTCATATATCTTCATTATAGCAGGAATATAGCCTCGAGTTTCGTCTTCGAGGTATTCCGCGTCGATACCGTGTTTCACGAACATATATCCGGCTTTTGGTCCGCCATTATATGCGGCTAGTCCACCTTCTACTCCGTAACGGTTAACCATTTCGTTTAAATATTTACAGCCCAGTCTTATATTTATATGTGGTAGTTTTAGAAGGTTTTCCATCAACTCCCACTTTCTTCTATCCTTCGGAAGGTATATGCCAACATCGTTTGACATTGACAGTGCTGTGCTTCTCATCACCTGCATTAACCCAACCGCGTGAGCTGGAGATATTATCTCCGGATCCCATGTACGGGCGCTTTCATGCGAAATAGTTGCGCAAATAAACTTTATATTAAGGTTATCATA